GCAAGATTGAAGTGAAGACCTGGGCAGATGAGAAGTTCCGCAGCCTGTCCAAGATCCCGCCATCTGGTCAGGGGCTATGGTTCTTCCTGCTGACAGGGCCGCATACCGGTCCAATCCCAGGACTATTCCGTGCTGGACGTGCTGGCATGGCCGAAGAGCTGTGCTGGGAGACGGAAGCCTTTGACAAAGCCTTTCAGGAAGTCTTTCAGAAAGGCATGGCGAAAGCCGATTTTGTAGCGCGGTTAGTGTGGCTTCCAAAGGCAGTTATCCACAATAAGCCAGAGTCACCCAACGTGGTGAAGTCGTGGCGTACAGAGATTGATTTACTGCCGGAATGCGCCCTGAAAGATGAGGCGCTGACCTTTATTCGCAGTCATCTGGCAACGCTGGGAGACGCGTATTTACAGGCGTTTGACGGTGTTTGCAAGATTCCTGATAAGGCTATCGTAAAGCCTTCCGAAAAGCCTTTGCCGAAGCCTTCCGAAAAGCCTTTGCCGAAGCCTTCCGAAAAGCCTACCGCAAAGACTATGGCGAATCAGGAACAGGAACAGGAACAGGAACAGGAACAGGAGAGAGCTGGCGAGTCGCCACCACCTGTTGTGGATAACTCAACCCCTGCTGGAACGATTTGCCGTGATCTGCGCGCGCTGGGTATGGATGGGGTAAACCCGCACAACCCGAACCTGCTGCGGCTGATCAAGGCCGGTGTCACTGCGGATGAATTTGCGGAGACGGCACGGGAACCCAAAGCCAGAGGCAAGGGCTTTGCATGGCTACTCGCAACCGTCGAGGGTAGGCGCAACGATGCCAGCGCTAAGGGCGATGTGGCGGCGAAGTACGAAGCCCCGTGGTTCTTGTCAGCATCAGGCATTCAAGCGAAAGGCACAGAGCTGGGGCTGAAACAGGAAGACGGCGAGATTTTCCCGAACTTCCGCAAGCGGGTATTCGAGGCGGCTGGCGTGACCGATGACATGGTGCGCAAGGCAAAGATTGATGCCGGGGAGCGGGTGTGACATGCGCGGTATGCGACTTACGTTTGCCCAATGGAAAGCCAAGCGGGAACTACGACCTGACGTGTCTGCATTGCTGCGCACGGCTGGTAGCCTCAACACACCCAAGCCGCGCCTTGGCAACGTCGATGATGACGGTGATCATGCGGCAGGAGAAGCACCCGCCACGAGATCAGATTCTGGCAGTGGTGACCGCACTGTTGTCTTCGCGTGGCCTTACCGAGAGCTCAGCCCCAACTTCCGAGGCCATTGGTCAGTCGTTGCCCGCGCGAAACGGGCGTACCGCACGGAATGCTGGGCGCTAGTGCGACAAGCCAAGCTGGCACCGATTGACTGGGATGGCCCGATTTACCTGCAATTGACCTTTGTACCGCCGGTGCGCCGCCGCCGTGATGATGACAACCTGATTGCCAGCTTCAAGGCAGGGCGAGACGGTTTGGCCGATGCGCTGAAGGTGGATGACAGCCGGTTCCGCATCTTCCCGCCAGTGATTTCGACCGAGACGGGCGGACGCATTATTGCCCGAATTAGCCAGGAGGCACCGACATGCTGACGCCGCAACAGGAGCAGTTTGCAACAGGTCTGGCGTGCGGATTGTCACAGGCAGAGGCTTACCGAAAGGCTTACCCGAAGTCTTTGAAGTGGAAGGATAAGACGGTTTGGGAGAAGGCGTCTGTTCTAGCCGGTAACGACAAGGTTAAGGCAAGGGTCAAGGAATTGGCCGAGCAGGCCGCTGCCAAGAATGAAGTGACCGTAGAACGGGTGATCGGTGAGTTGGCCAAGATTGCCTTTGGCAACAAACGGGATCTGATGCGCTGGGGTCCAGGTGGCGTCATTTTGACGTCATCTGAACAGATCAGCGATGACGCGGCGGCAATGGTGCAGTCGGTCGAGGAATCCACGTCGATGCACGGTGGCTCACTCAAGATCAAGACGCACGACAAGGTGAAGGCACTGGAGCTGCTTGGTCGTCACCTGGGCGTCTTCGAGAAGGATAACCAGCAACAGAGCGTGCCGCTGGTTGGCGTAGTCAAGCTGGTGGGTCTAACGTCAGGCGAGGGTGAGTGATGAAGTTCCGGTGCGCCATCTGCGGCAGGCCGACACAGCCCTTTGTCACCATCGGTAGCGAGATAGTCGGACCGAAGTGCGCACGCCGTGCTGGGCTTCTGCCGTCACGTATGCCACGGGGTAGCAAGGTACGCTTTACCAAGCCGGTACCGATTGCCCGCGAAGACGATAAGACACTGGATCTATTCGAGGGTTTGGCATGAGCCTGATTAAGACGTTCCCCGAAAACCTGCATGGCCGTGATTTTGTAGTGGGCGACATCCACGGACACACGGAATTATTGAACCAGCTACTGGATAACGTGGCCTTTGATCGATCTATTGACCGGCTATTTGCAGTAGGCGATTTAGTGGATCGTGGCCCGAACTCAGCGGATGCGCTGCGCCTGGTGATGGAGCCGTGGTTCTTTTCCGTTATGGGCAACCATGAGCTGATGCTACTGGATGCGGTCAGTGGGGAATTCCCTAACGCCATGTCGTGCTGGGTGATGAATGGCGGCGGCTGGTGGTCTGGCGAACCGGAAACGGTGCAACAGGAGCTGGTAGCGATTGCACAAAGCCTACCCATTGCCATTGCCGTGGGCAGCGGCATTAACCGGTTCAATGTGTTGCACGCGGAGTTTATGGGCACTGATGCAGATCTGGATCAGGTGGCCTTGCTGGATAACCACGTTCACATGCAGATGCTGTGGGGCAGATCAATCATAGAAGGCAAGCAGACGCCGCAGCATGGTCGGCTGTCGATGACTTACGTTGGGCACACGATTGTTAAACAACCCTGCACTAAGGCACGTCATGCCTTTATCGACACAGGGTCTTTTTTATTGGGTACCGGACGGCTGACGATGATTGAGCCAGCAACCGGTCACATTTGGCAGGCACAGCGTTAACTACAGGAGAGAGCAATGGCAACAGATAAAGACATTGAGCAGGAAATCCAAGACAAGGGAAAGACTGCGCCGCGCATCACACCAGCTGATATCGAGGCAAACATTGTCAGCGAGAGATATTTTTCAGCGGCTGATGGCGTTCTTGGCGAGTGGCAATACCGGCACGACACAAGCGGCGGCAATACCGATCCTATGGAACCGGTTGAGATTGCACATCACCTGCTCACCTTCTGCGTGCTGGTGCTGCGCAACGGCTTCACTGTCACGGGCGAAAGTGCTTGCGCCAGCCCAGAGAACTTCGACGCCGAGATTGGACGCAAGATCGCACGCCAGAACGCCATGCAGAAGATCTGGCCACTGATGGGCTATGAACTAAAGAGCCAGTTGAAGAGCGCTGAATAATGCAGTTTGCCAAGCTATACGAAACTGAACGCGGCCAAGTGCTGGTCATGCGTGACACGGACGATGAGTGCAAACCCGCCGTTCTATTCCACTTCTATCTAGGCACCGATTCAATTGGAATGGCGCGCTTTGGCCTGTCGTTTTCTGATGACGACGAAGGGAACGACAAGGCAGATGCCGCATTCGCCAAGATGGATGAGGCAACGGCGACCGAGCTGGCCTTTGCTCAGATGGACAAGATTAACGAAATGTTTGGGGGTGAATGATGAGCCTAATGAAAGTCCTGCCGCGTTACCAGTGCCACAAGCATGTTTGGGCGCTAAAGATCCTGGAAGTAATCTTGAAGGGCAACCCAGATCCATCGGGGCAGTCTGCCGCCGCATCCTATGGCGCAACGATTATTCCGGATGACCCAAGTCATGGCCCGTTTCCGGTGACGGCTGACTATGTGACCAAGCATAACCCGCAGCCCGGTGGCTATTTCGTGGTCTACACCGATGGCTACCTGTCGTACTCGCCAGCGAAAGCCTTTGAGGAAGGCTATAGCCCCGTCGGCAATATGTCGTTTGGCGTAGCGCTGGAGGCGTTGAAGTCGGGCAAACGGGTAAGCCGCGCCGGATGGAACGGCAAAGGCATGTGGCTATGTCTGGTGGCGCGCTGGAGCGGTGCCATTGGCGAAATGCCTGTTGATTATCACCTGCTGCCGTGGATTGCCATGAAGACAGTCGACGGCGGGGTGGTGCCGTGGCTGGCCAGCCAGACAGACGTGTTGGCAGAAGATTGGGCGCTTTATAACGAGAATGGAGAGTAAATCATGGGCACTATTATCAAGCTGGAAAAGCCAGAGACTAAAGCGGAAGTCGTTAACAGCGACGCATTGCCAAGCGCTGACGAACCGTTAGAGGTTTGGGAGTGTCAGTGCGGCTGTCGCCTGTTCTATCTGACCAAGCACGGTCACTTGTGTTCAGAGTGCGACACGTTACAGGTATACGGTTAACGGGGTATTGATCGTGGATGCCGCACAAACGCAAGCTGTCGTTGAAATACCGCCAAAGTTAATCCCGGTCTTTACCGGCGAGGCTGACGTGCGTGGGGCGTATGGGGGCCGTGGCTCTGCAAAGACCATGACCTTCGCCAAGATGACTGCGATTCGCGCCTATATGTGGGATCAGGCAGGCCGCGAAGGCGTCATTGTGTGCGGTCGAGAGTTTTTGAACTCGATCGATGATTCCAGTCTGGCTGAAGTTAAGGCCGCGATTGAGTCTGAGCCGTGGCTGGCGCCGCATTTCGATATTGGTGAGAAGTACATTCGCACCAAGAGCAAGCGGATTGCCTACAAGTTTTCTGGCATGGACAAGCGCACCATCATGTCGCTCAAGTCCAAGGCCAAGATCCTGCTGTTATGGGCAGACGAAGCCGAACCGATTACCGACAAGGCGTGGGATATCGTAATACCGACGCTGCGCCAAGAAGATAGTGAGTTGTGGGTAACCTGGAACCCTGCACGTAAATCCAGCGCGACTGATCGGCGCTTTCGTCAGGTCAAAGACCCGCGCTTCAAGGTGGTGGAAATGAACTGGCGGGATAACCCAAAGTTTCCGGCCATCCTTGAGCGGCAGAGACTACGCTGGTTAGAGACTGATCCCGATGGTTATGACCATGTATGGGAAGGCGCTTACGCCACGGCTGTGAAGGGCGCATACTTCACGAAGCAATTGAGCGCCATGAAGCGCGAGGGACGCATTGGCCGCGTGGCGGCTGACCCGAATATGAAGCGCCGCTTGTTTGTGGACATTGGCGGTACCGGCGTAAATGCCGATGCCTTCACCATGTGGGGCGCACAGTTCATTGGCCGCGAAGTGCGTACGCTGAACTATTACGAACAGGTTGGGCAAGAGGTCGGGCACCATCTTGGCTGGATGCGTGAGAACGGCTACCAATCGGACAATACTGAAATCTTCCTGCCGCATGATGGCGCGACCCATGACAAGGTGTTTAACGTCAGTTACCAGTCGGCGTTTGAGAGTGCAGGTTACTCAGTGACCGTTGTGCCAAATCAGGGGCGTGGCGCAGCAATGGCGCGTGTCAATGCCGCCCGCCGCATCTTTCCAAGCGTCTGGATGAATGAGGAAACCACTACCCCCGGCGTTGAGGCTTTGGGCTGGTATCACGAAAAATGGGATGACGAGCGAGATATCGGGCTTGGTCCCGAGCATGACTGGGCGTCTCATGGATCTGATGCCTTTGGTCTGATGGCGATTGTGGCTGAGGATGCGATGCGCCCAGGGCAGGGTATTAACCGGTCTGGCAATGGCGGTCTTGCCCGTCGCCGTCGATCAGGGATGGCTGTATAGATCAGCGCAATCGGCTATTTGTCGTGGCAAGCATGGCATTTTTGCGGAAATTTTCGACGATTCGG